GGCATGTAATTTCTACCTCATAGTCTGGACCATAAGCAAGTACTCTTGCTGCTACAAATACTGCATTCTTATCGCATAGCAGAAGGTCATTGTAGTTTACCTTAGTTACAATTAATGATTGAAGCAACTTATCAATTACTACTCCTTGTTTAATTAGGTTTGTGGATGATAAGATATCCTCTTCCTTAGCTGTCATATACTTCATTTCAATCTGACCGGATGCTAATGGATGTCCTTCTGGGTAGAACTGTCCTCTAGATGGTAAGGTGATTACCTCTGTTGGAAAGTCGTTTTTAGCTGGGCTAGAATGCTCAGCCATTAATTGTGCTTTAAGTTGATCGTTTGAAATAACTTGCTTGTTTGGGTACTCGTCGTTGATGATGTCTGACATAACAGTATAGATTTAAGTATTTCCTATAAATAGTCGGGAAAAAGAAAAACCGGCCGAAGCCGGTTTCCTAGTTGAATTAATAAATTAATACTCAAGTACACAATAATCAACACCTAAGGTAAGGTCGATAGTTGTGAATGCTTCACCTTCTGACCATGCTAGATCGTTGAAGTTAGCTGTTTTAATGTATGCACCTTTGATTGTCCATTTTTCGATCTTATCACCTACTGGACCTAGTACGTCAATTTCAAGGTCTTTTTTGTAGAAGTCTAAGTATCCATCACGACCAGTTACAGATTCGTGAGATGTTCTTACCCACTGCATTACTGCCTGAGCACCTGATGGTACGATTGGATCATACAAGGTCATTGTGATATCTGCCCACTTACATTTTCCTTTTAATTTGCGGATAATGTTGATGTGATCGATAACTACCTCACCACACTCAAGGTTTGGACGAGATACCTTGTTTATAAGGAATGACGGAATGCCTGTATCACCCATCCGCATGATGAAGCGATTCTTCATCTTCGGTTCGTAATTCTTAAAGAACATTTCGTCTGCTGCTACTAGATTTGCCATAGTCTATCTTTTATTATAAGTATCTGCGTTTTAAATTTATACGTTATCAAAACTAGCACCCGTAGGTAAGATATTGAAATCAAGTACGATAAATTCAGCAGCTCTTGCTGGTTGAATATAAATCTGTCCGTACAGAATGTTTCTATCGATTACATCAGGAGTGTTATTTGTTTCGTCCATTACAACTCTAAATGCATAGATACCTTGACGCTGTTGTACTGACTGCAAATATGGAGTCACTACGCTGATAAACTTCTGACGAGTTTCGTCTGTGTTATTATCGAAAGTTAGATATCTTGAAGATGATGCAATAAACTTCTTCAATGCAATCAACAATCTTCTTACGTTGATTCTGTCAAGTGCAGATGAAGTTGATTGTAGTGTTTTCTGACCCCAGATGCAGATTCCTTGATTAGGGAATGTTGCAATTGGGTTGATGTTTGCTTGATATAAGGTATCTCTTTTTGACTTAGATAGTTTGTACTCTACATCTACTGCAGAGCTAATTCCACCTCTATTCAAACCTGCTGGAGCAAACCATTCGTAAGATACTGAGTCACTGAATGCAATTACCTGAGGTACAACTACTGAAGGTGGTACCCAAGTTGGTTTGTTAGTATTTGGATTAACCACTTTAACCCATGGCCAGTAAGTTGCTGCATAGCTGGAGTTAAGGCCATCTACTGCTGCTACTGCTGCTGCTAGTGTGCTTCCCTGCACTACTGGATCGATTACTGCGAAAGTATCTCCTCTATCTTCAGCTACTTCGATCATTCTGTTTGTTACAGTTGCGTGTTTGTCCAAAGTTACACCTGGGGCAACAAGCATGTTGATATCAAATTGATCTGCGTTAGATATGATATTTAATGCTTTGTTATAAGCTACACCACCGTTTGCACTTAGGCTGCTTAGGTTTAATCCAAATAGGTTTGTAGATGTGATGTTTGCACCTACATATTTGGGTACCGCTGGATCTGCTCCGTCAAACCCACCTTGGAAACCTACAGTGAATTTCAAGAAAGTAGATACATCCACACCACTAAAGGTACTTGCTGAGATGATTCTAGATCCAGCAAGGGTACTGTTAGCATCTAGTACAGATGCTGATGGGTGGATTAAGCAAGCATCGAGATTGAAGTTAGCATTGTTTCCAGCTACTGATCCACTTGCAAGTGGGCTAAAGTAGTTAGCAACATCGGTGTTATTGTAATTCACACCGTAGTATGCTTTAGGACTGTAATTGCTATTGATTTCAGTAAATTGAGTTACCAAAGACATTGTTGGCAATGGGAATGGTACTGGGATTGGCTGTAGGAATGATTCGAATCCAAATGGATAGTAGCTTGCAGGAGCAGAGCCATTATCTACATTGGCGTTCATTTCTACACGTACATACTTAGAGATGTTTCTGTAGTTGCCATTGGTTACTAAATCAAAGTCGCTATTAACTGTGTAATACTGATCACCAATTCTTCTTGCGATATAATCAGGTGAGTCTGGATCTAAGGTACAGTTTGTGTAAGATTCTAATACCACTGGTCTTTGGTCTGTATCGCTATACTGACGTACAAATACCGAGAAGGTACCGTAGTTGGTTCCAGCAATGGTTCCAGGTAAGTTGTTGTTTACAATAGATACCTTAACAGCTGTATTTGTGTCTTGACCATCACCGATAGTATAGAATTTAAACAATTCTGCAGGATCTTGTCCTGAGATCAGTTGAGAGGTGATGTAAGGAGTGCTTGCTGCTGAGTATGCTCCGAATGTACTTCCTGATAGGTTTACATTGCTACCAGTGTTCATCAATACAAAGGATGATGTTAAGTTTGTATCAGTCAAGAAGCTATCAAACAGCAAATACATATATCCGTTTTTGGCACCCTTTACAGATTCTCCAAATACAGTATTTAAGTTGATGTTGCTAGTTGGTTGTACGGAAGCTGATACTGTTTGACCAGTCGCTCCGGAACCTGATAAAGTCAAAGCAAAAGATCCAGTTACTGATACAGTTGATGGGCTAATGCTTGATGAGTTAAATGTTTTTCCAGTTGAGAATCCTAGAGTTGTGGTTGGTAAAATTGCACCTACGGTGTATTGACCAGTTGAACCACTAACCACAATTGCTGCGTAGTTATTGAAGCTGTATCCACCTTCTGCAAGGACTCTAACAACAGTTACAGTGGATGCATTTCTTAGGTAGTTTCTAACAGCAAAAGGTACGTAGCTTTCTTCATACAGATCACCAAACTGTGCTACAAAGTCATTATAGTTGCTGATTACTGTAGGAATAAAGGCTGGTCCTTTCAGTGTTGGTCCAACGATAGCTGCACCAATTGCAGCAATACCGGTAGGTAAAAAGGATAGGTCGTTTTCATTTGTAAAAACGCCCGGTGATACGATTTGTTCTGCCATTGCTTAAACGGATTTATTTTAATATAAATATCCGTAACTTTCTCAAAACCGTTAGTTCTGCGGCTTAAAAACGCCACTTTGTAGATCCAAAGTACCTACTCCATACTTTTCAGATAGTGTTTTTGATATTTCTTGCTCTAGTTCACTTGTCTTTTGTATTTCCACTTTTACTTGGTTTTCTGACTCTTGTATCTTTTCAAGCTCTCGTTCGATAGATGCTCTTAGCACTTGCAGCTGCACTAGCGAAATTCCAAGCGATTGGTAGGATGTTTGTACTTTCTTGATTTGATCTAGTTCTTCTTGTGTAAACTTCTTCTCTTCCATAACTATTTTTTAGGTTTAAATTGAAATGTATATGTAGCACCTATGCCGTGTTCCGATCTTAGTGGGTTGTATCTGTAAGTAAGGTCGATGCCTTGCTTTAGCTGTACTCCTATATCAAATGCAACACTTGCTTGAGATGCCTCATCTATAAGTATGCCACCGCCTACGATAAACCCATATGGTCTTTCATATATTTTCTGAATAATCGTATTGTTATTTGTAATTATTATAGAATCGGTTCTGTTTATGTACTTTGGAAACTTTGGTGTATAGATTAGATTACTGCTAAGCAGAGTGCCTCTTACGTTTGCGTACAATGTTCCTGCAATCAGGCTGTCTTCATACTCCTGTGAATATCTGTAGGTACTATCGCATCTGCTCTTAACTAATGCTGTATCAATTGCATCGGAATCATCTATAGCAGGTCCTACGACAACTGGAGCTTTTCCTTTTGTATTTGTTGCTACCTTTTCAAAGAACAGAGTATCGATTGTTGTTACTCTTACTGTGTCCGATGTTGATATAACTTCTGGGCAGTTTAGTTGTTCACAGGAGTGCATGTACAAGATGTATATGAGCAATCCTGCTATGATTGTTGGGCTAATCCATTTCATAATTATTCTGTATTGTTGTCTGTTTGCACCTTTCTTACTGACACTGTTTTACCTGATAGTTTTTCGGATACAGCTTTTGCTAAACTATCAGTTACTATGTGCCCTAGTAAACTAATTTGAAAAGTTGTGCGAACTACTCTATCATCTGTATCGAGTACATCTGTTGTATTAGTATAGTCGTTTATAGTAGCCCTAAAGCTAAATCTGTTTACCTCACCCCAATAACTGCCTTCTGTGTATATAACAGATTCAATTATTTTATTCATTTGCTCCAAGTAGTTTGTCCAAACAATCACATCGTAAGTGAGATTAACGTAGTCTGGAGCAATTACGTTCACATATTCCACAACTGGCTTTTGCCCAGTTAGACGTGAGAATTGATCGTATTTGTTCTTAGGAGACCATCGGATTGGTTGGTTTATGTACACTTGTGGGAAATTTCCATCCACTTTATTTGTAAGCTCTCTCAGCTTTGTTATCGCTGTTCTTTTATACACAATCAGTGGTGCTTGTATCTTACTATTCTTATCTCGCAAATACCCATCAGACTCGACTGCTTTCCATTTTTCGGAAGAACCATACATGCTCGGTACAATAACCTTTGTACCGTTTTCCATAACCTCTGGCTGAACTACGTTATCAAAGTAGTATTTGATTGCACTGTCGATATCAATAAGCCCACTTGCAAAATCCTTTACAGTATCATCGTCTCTTCTAATATCGTTTGCCCGACTATACATAGGCTCACTAACTTCCTTATTCTGGGATGCTTGTGTTATAATTTGCCTTTGCGATCTAGGCGATGGTCTTAGCTCACTCATACTCCGCCTCTTGCGTTTTCAATTTGTACTTGGGTAATCTTGGTGTAATGTGCTCCGCATAGGATTGATATGCTAGATCCAAATTCTGTACCTACTGTTTTGTTATAGTCAGGGTCCTTTCCTGCAAACAGCTGATTCTCGATTATACTATCAAGTTCCCAGTAGTGCCCATTCCAGTTAACAATATCACCAACAATTGGTACTAAATTAGCATCCGTTAAGATATCTCTGAAAAACTGCAGCTGAATTGTTTGTGTTACGTTTGGTCCAAACTGATCATCTACTGTCCAGGTTTGATCATCCCTGCTAATCAAACACGCTATTCGTACCGCTGGAAAATAGGTCTTGCCTCCTGGTGCTTCTCCATATACGTTTAGATCTGTTTCCTTTAGCGCAAGTTGGTAGTAGTCAATCTCCTGCGAAATGATATCGTTAATCAATTCTTTATTGATATGCCTAAACATGCTGATATCCCTTGAAGATCCAAATAGTGCCATTACTTAATATATATTTTAAGTGGTACCTTTGCAAGCTGTGTTTGCATTGCTACTGCTATTTCACTCTCTCTTAGCATCTGTCCTTTTCTAGATAGCTCCTCTAGCGTAAGTGCCAACTCTTCTCGTAGCTGTGTTTGCTCTTCTCTGCCTTGAGTTACAAGATCAACTCCATTTAAGGTTACTTCGTTTCCTGGTATTGGTACAGCTGAGTATTTACCTCTAATATCACCTAATACCTCTTTTGCAAGTGCTAGAGCATATTTCTGTATCCACCTCTTTCCAATTGCATTAATCTTGCTATATTGTATATTGCGATATGCGATATTTGAGATATCTGAGATATAGCTACCAGTTTCGTGTTGTATTGGATTGTCTCTATCCTTTACTACAATATAATCAAACCAAATATTAGGTAGGTAGGTTCCATCTGGTATTGGAAATATCCTCAGCTTGTTGTTGTTAATCTCAAAGCTGTATGCGGACTTCCTCATCTCATCATTCATCTCAATCATTTGAATCCTAAGTGCATCTGCATACAAAGGCATTAGCATAAAATTGATTGATGGCGAATATGCTCCCCATCCAAAGGAATCTAAGAGCTGCTGCGAACCATACCCAGTACCTACAAATGGATCGAAATATCGCATGATTGCAGGAGGTGCCTCGTAATACACTCTTTTAATTTCAATTTCATTACCATTCTCATTTGCATCAGCCCATGCTGCTAAGTCGTATTCTTGCTGATTAAGAGAGGATGTCACATACCCCTTTTTTACATCGACATTACCGGCAGAGCCGGCTTCTGTGCCGTAGTTCTTGGCCATGCTGATTAATCTGCCCAGATTTGTCTTTACAGTCTTTTGGGTCATATCAATCGAGGAAGTTGTACCTTGTGCAATCAACATATAGTCTCGTGCATTGTACATATTTACCTGATTTGCAAACTCAGTGGTAGCCTCTTCAAAGCACATATAAAAGTGTCTTGCTTGCAACTCTACATCCATAATTGGATACCCGAGTCTTTGTGCACACCAAGTTGCGATTCTATCTGCTGTCTGTTGAAACTCGTAATCGTAGTCATATTCTCCAAAGGGAGTATCCCCAGGAAAGAATGAACTGGAACCAGGCCAAATTGGAATATTCATCTAGTGGTTTTCCTATAAATATCTCGTAGTAAATAAAAAAGGGGACTACTTAGCCCCCTTTCTCATTCTTTCTTTTCCTCTTGATTACTCAGCAACCACTTCCTCTACTTGCAAAGTGTCAACCACAGTAACTGTGTCAACTACTTGTACAGTAGAATCAGATTGTGTCTCCTCAGAGTTTGCACCAGTGCTGCAAGAAGCCATTAAAGCAACTACAGCAAAAACAAACATCATCTGTTTCATACTACCTGTTTTTAATTGTTAGACATTAATTGAATTACTCATATATAAATATAGCTATAATTTTCTTAATAGCCAAATTTATTTTTATAAAAATGGATCAGGTTGTGGTTTTGGTTCATAAATAATTACTTCTAGATCCTTAACCCATACAAATTGTGGATTAACACAATTGGTCATTTCTTCAATAGATATTACCCAATTATCATAGGCATCTTGTATTGGATTGAAATAACTATCAGGTCCGTATGTTTGACCTACTAGACTGTTTTTTTGTTGTTCATTTAGTAAACCAACGTATCTAGTTTCTTGTCCTTCTGGTATTTGATTTAGTTTCATAATGTTATGTTGTTTTTGTTATTATACTTGTCTTCCTAGTGTAGTTTGAAAGGTTTGAACGGCTGTGTAGTAGTTGGCGGCTTCGGTGTCGGTTAGGCCATCACCTATTGATGCTAAAGCATAATTTGTTCCACCTCTTTGATATTCGCTTGGGGTTCCTTGGTTATTGGAAGCGCCTATATAAATATTGAAATTTGGATGAGATATAAATGAAGATGAAACATTCATTGTTATTACCCCATCTCGAAACCC